AGATTGGATGATCCTTTAGTGCAGTCACATAAGTCGGGGGGCCTATTGATAACTAGGCAGTCTAAGGTGGAGCCACCAGAGCCGTTGGATCAAGACCCAATAATCTTTGGGAGACACGATCATAAGTACATGAATGGGGGAGAAGAAAAGAATGTCTAGCGTAAGTGGGGGATTAATAACAGGTTTTGCTACGGTAGTTTCATCAGACAATGGTGGGCTAAGTAACGATCAAATTTCTGATATGGCAACAAATAAAATTGTTGCTGTGTCCGAAACAGCACCGGAACCAATTAGGCAACAAGCGCAAGCTTTTTCAGAAAATGTACGAAATGTCGTGCATTATCATATTGAGTTGGCTAGACGTGAAGAACGTGCTACTATATGTCATAATCTAAGAAAGGCTGGTCACCCCGATCTAGCCGATACTGTAAGGAGAATATAAAATGGCAATCACACAAGCAATGTGCACATCATTTAAAAAAGAATTGATGACCGCTACACATAACTTTGCTACTAACGGAAACGCTTTTAAACTGGCATTATATGCTATTGGCAGTGGCGGTAAGTCGAGTACAACTGCAACATTAGGAGCCGCATCCACGGTGTATGTAACAACTGGAGAAGTAGCTTCAAGTGGAACATATGTTACTGGAGGATTAGCTTTAACCAAAGTTGCACCGACCTCTTCTGGAACAACGGCGTTCACTGACTTTGGGGATCGAAGTTTTACAACTGCTTCTATCACAGCAAGAGGTGCTTTGATATACAATGACACTAACGGCAATAAGGCAGTAGCTGTTCTTGACTTTGGAGCTAACAAGACATCTACATCAGGTACATTTACTGTTCAGTTTCCAGCGGCAGACGCTTCTAACGCTATAATCCGTATCGCTTAAAGGAGTAACATCCTTTGGCGAATATAGGTTGGGGTCAGAGTACTTGGGGCAATAATTATTGGGGCGGACAACTCGATGTTGCCGTTGTCCCAACAGGTGTTGCTGCAACTTCAGCCGTGGGAACTGTAGCAGCTTCGTCTGTATTTGTAGTAACACCTTCGCCTGTAGTGGGAACTTCTGCGGTAGGCTCAGTTTTAGCTAAAATACCTATTACAGCCGTTGTTACAGGTGTAGAAGGCTCGATGCCTTTTGGTGGCTGGGGTGAAGATGGTTTTGGAAGTACTAATTGGGGTGGTATAGTTGCACAAGGGTTACCTATTGGTGGCGGGTTAGTAACGGGTCAAGTAGGCACTGGTGCAGTAGGCACGGTATCAGTTGTTGGAACAGGGCTAGTGATAGAGACGGGCGTAGTAGGAACTTCTGCGCTAGGTTCTGCTCTTGCTGGTGCTGGAGCCATAGTCACTGAAACAGGGATGGTTGGTTCGATAGGACTAGGGGACGAATCCGTTGTAGGTACAGCACTTGTAACTCCTTCAGGAGTCTCTTCGACAGTCAGTATTAGTGGCTATTCTGCTACAACGATTACAAAAACAGTAACCGTTCAATCGGTAAGTTCAGCGAATAAATATTTTATTGATGGCGTACAGCAACAAACCCAAGAGTTGTTTGAGCAAAACACTTATAGGTTTGATCAGTCCGACTCTTCTAATTCAGGTCATCCTCTCCGATTTTCCACTACGTCTAATGGATCACACGGTGGAGGCTCGGAATACACCACTGGAGTAACGGTGAATGGAACTCCTGGTCAAGCGGGTGCGTATACAGAGATAACTGTGCCAGAGTTTGCTCCAACTTTATATTACTATTGTACAAATCATAGTGGCATGGGTGGAACAGCGAATACACCTTTCGTATATAACATACTATCTACTACAGGTGCTCCCGTTACAAATGTCCCTGCTATGACTTCGGCTCTTGGAACAGTAACGACAGAACACACATCAATAATATCGCCAACGGGGGTTTCTGGAACTTCTGCATTAGGCACTATAGACATACAAGCATCTTGTGTGGTAACATTAATAGGAGTTACAGGCACTGGGTTTATTGGAGAAGAAAACGTATGGGGTAAAATAGTCCCCTCCTCAACAACACCTGATTGGACCGAAATAGCGGCATAAGGAACACACAATGGCAAGCACATATGTAAATAACCTCAGACTTAACGAGATGGCTACTGGCGATCAATCGGGAACATGGGGCACAACAACAAACACAAACTTAGAATTAATTGGGCAAGCTTTCGGTTGGGGGACACGAGCAATTGCTAACGCCTCAACAGATAATATAACCATAGCTGATGGTGCCTCGGACGCAGATCGGAGCATGGCTCTTAAACTTACTGGTGGTGGTCAAGCCTGTACAGTAACAATTTTACCTAATACATCTTCTAAAGTTTGGATTATGGAAAACGCTACAAGTTATACTTTAACTTTCACACAAGGAAGTGGTGCTAATGTTGCGATCCTAGCGGGTGAAACAAAGATGATTGCAACGGATGGCGGTGGCTCTGGTGCCGTGGTCTACGATGTTTTAACAGATCTTAATCTAGCGGGTACAACTAAAACTGCGGCTCTTACAAACGCTGGAGACATGTTGGTTGGTGATGATCTTACTTTAAATTCAGACTCCGCTGTTCTTGGTTTTGGTGCAGATACAGATACCACTTTAACGCACACAGATGGAACAGGATTAACTCTTAATAGCACTAATAAATTATGCTTTAATGATGCAAGTCAATTCATACAAGGTGCTAGTGCTACAGTCCTTGATATTGCAGCAACAGACACAATAGAATTAACTGCTACGAACATTGCAGTAGTTGGCACAATGGGAGCTACAGGAAAAATAACCGCAGACGCTGGCATAGACATTGATAACTTCAACATTGATGGCACTACGATTGCGTTGTCTTCTGGTGATATGGTGCTTGATGCGGCTGGAGACATCATCCTTGATGCTGATGGTGCTGACATTGTCCTTAAAGACGGTGGTACAATCTTTAGTGAATTAGATAAAGATGGTAACAACTTTAGAATTAAAAACCCCATATCAGATGGTGACGTTTTAATCCAAGGCAACGATGGCGGCTCAACAATCACAGCCCTGACACTAGATATGTCAGCGGCTGGTGCGGCTACGTTTAACAATGACGTTACTGCGTTCTCTGATGAACGTCTAAAATCTAATATAACTACAATCCCTGATGCGCTATCTAAAGTAAGCGAGATGCGAGGCGTACATTATGTGCGTAATGAAACAGGCAAAGATTCATCAGGTGTTATTGCACAAGAAATGCAGAAAGTTGCACCAGAACTTGTACTCACCGCAGAAGATGAAATGGGTACACTGAGTGTTAATTATGGTAATATTACAGGCTATTTAATTGAAGCGATTAAAGAATTGAAAGCTGAGATTGAAGAATTGAAAGCGAGATAAAACATGGCAGTACCGTCCTCTGGAGCCTTAGATTTTACAGACTTACAAGATGAGTTTGGCGGGTCTAACCCTATTTCTATAAGCGAATATTATAGAAACGGAGGTCTGGTTCCCTCAAATAATACGGATGTTCCAACCTCTGGTACAGTTGCACTGTCAGATTTCTACGGCGCAGTTAATGAACTTGGTGTGACCGCTTCTGCGGCATCGAGTGCTAATTTACAAACTCTATTTAACAATGCCTCTGCGAATAGTTGGACCTCTGCGATTCCTAAAAGGTATACTATAAACGGTGGAACTAATATGGGGATTCTAACAGTTCCAGCTAGTATGGGTGGAACTTTAATTATAGATATTGCATCTGGTGCAACTGTTAGAGGTACTGGGGGTGTTGCAAACACTTCTCCAGGTGCTGGCGGTTCAGGAAACAGTGGGGTAGGAGCGGCGGGTGGCGCGGGTGGTGCTGCTGGTCATGCTATTTCAGTAGCCTCTACTGGGGTGACAGTTAATGTTGTTGGTTCTCTTCAAGGTGGTGGCGGCGGCGGCGGTGCTGGCGGCGGTGGCGGCGGTGGCGGGCAAGGACGAACAACATACTCATCTGGAAGCACTTGTTTTATGAATGGTTACTGTCCAGGAGCATGTAACGCAGGGTGTGGCGGTTTTCTGGGTGGCTGTGGTCCAGACGAGGATAGCTATTATCTTACAAATTGTTACAAATATACCTATCACACTGGTGGTGCTGGTGGTGCTGGCGGAAACAGTGGTAAGGGACAAGGATACGTTAGTGCGGCAGGATCAGGTGCTTCAGGATCAGGCGGTAGCTCTGCTTCAAATGCGGGAACAGGTGGTGCTGGTGGTGCGGGCGGAAATGGTGGTGCGTATGGCGCGGCAGGGTCTGCGGGAACAAATGGTTCTACAGGAGCAAACTCTTACGGAAATGGTGGTGCTGGTGGTGCTGGTGGTGCGGCGGGCGCGGCAGGAAGAGCGGTATTTTTTAATGGTATCTCAGCATATACTATTATAGGTACGAGTTCTGGTACGATAGCAGGTGCATACACATAATGCAGGTAGAAGAAGAAAAAAAAGTAACTGTAAACTACAACCTTTACCCCCATGAACGTTATGCTATATGTAAAGAATGTAAATGGTTTAGAAGTTCTACGAAACAATGCAAGAAATGCTATTGTGTTATGCCTATAAAAGTTTTGTGGAAAGACGCACACTGTCCTATAAAAAAATGGTAAGGAAAAAAAATGAAATATACAATTAGAGAAATCAATAATGGAGTTGCTACTGTTGACTTTGAAGATGGTGCGTGGGCAGAAGTTCCAATGGATTCTAACGATACACCAGACACTTTTAGCTCTAAAGTTGAAGCGTATGCTACTAAAACATATAAGGCTCCTTCATGGGCTATGCCAGAGGCAACTGTAGAGGGAGAGACTATTGAGAGGGAAGTGGATCAAACAAGCGAAGGTGGTTCGTGGGACGGAAGTAGTAGTATAGTCATCAATACAGATGGCACTGGGTTTGCAGGAGATACCGCTGCTCCAATAGACGCTTTGCCTTGGATGGTAAATAGGTTAGAGGCGTATGGACCCGTCAGTAGTCAGATAGAGTTTATCGTAGAAAACGGTTTAGACGCTTGGATAGAAGAAGTTAAGCAAATAAAGGCTGACAATCCAAAGGAGTAATTGTGTCCAGTTCAGTTTTATTCCCTACTGTGGTAGTAGATGATTTCTTTACTGATCCTGACGATATTGTTAAGTTTGGTCATTCGTTAGAGCTAAGAGATTATGCTATGGGGTATCCTGGCAGGCGCACCCATAGCTTAAATAAAACGCACCCTTCTTTTGCAAAAGCACTAATGAAAAAAATATTCAGTGTTTATTTTAGCGATCCTTCTAAAATATCTTGTGAAAAGGCTGATATTCTTTTTCAACTAATCCCTAAGTTTTCGGAAAACAAAGAGGACTTTCGTAACACTGGATGGGTGCATCAAGACGGAACTACTATTAAGAACAAACTGGCAGGGGTTATATACTTGACACCAAATTCTCAGTTGGAAACAGGGACGAGTATTGTTAACGTAAAAAAGGGGTGTGAGTCTTATTTGACGGGGTATAGCAACTTGGACTCAACCCAATTACCTATGTCGTCGTGGAACGTTGAGCATAAGGGCCAGAAGGACGAATCATTAAAGCATTACCGCGAAAAAGTAGCCAAGGATAAAGAAAAATGGAATGGTTATTTTGAACCCGTTACTGTTGTAGGAAATATTTACAACAGAATTATATTGTTTGACGGCAACGAGTTTCATTGTGGAAATAAATACTACCATGAAGACGAAGGAGAAAGGTTTGTTATAGTATTTTTTTTCAACCATGTTAAAGGAGACATTCTTCCACGGAGGCGGATATATAAAGACAATTTAACGGAGTTGATTAATGCGAGCACGATCGGTTCAGTTTCCTAATACTGTAATGGACAACTTTTTCCAAGACCCTGACGCGGTTACATCTTTTGGTAAAACCTTAGATTTTACTCAACCGGGATCCTATCCAGGGTTGCGTACAAAAAACTTAATGAACACTCACCCTGTGATTAGTGAGGAAATTGTAAGAAAAATATTTAATGTGTATTTCAGTGATGTTAGTGCCATATCTTGTGAAAGTGTTAAAATATATTTTCAAAACATTCCTAAATTTTCGGAAGATCCTAAGAGTGTAAGGAATAAAGGTTGGATACATACGGATATGGGAAGAACAACAAATTCTTCTGCTCATAATAATAAGTTAGCTGGGGTTATTTATTTAACCCCCAATGCAAGACTAGAGTCAGGAACAAATATTTGTAGGTTTAAAAAAGGAATTAATGTAAATTTACTGGACCATTGGCACCAATCGGCATTTATACCTCTTTCCGAGCGAGACGTTTCAAACAAAACCAATAACCCAAAAGATCTAGAAAAAGGATCTGCTTATAAAAAAGAATGGAATAATTGGTTTGACCACGTTACTATGGTAAGTAACATATATAATCGGATTATATTATTCGACGGAAATGAGTTTCATTGTGGGAATAATTTTTACCATGAGGACGAAGGAGAAAGATTAGTTATAGTGTTCTTTCTTCAGAACGTAAAAGGTGGTATCCTGCCGAAAAGAAGAATAGATAAGGATAATTTGACGGAGATAATCAATGCCACTAACAACATTACGATATAAGCCTGGTGTCAATCGAGATGTAACCTCTTATACAAATGAGGGTGGCTGGGTAGACAGCGATAAGGTGCGCTTTAGACTAGGTTTTCCTGAGAAGATAGGGGGTTGGGTGAAGAATACTTTGAACACCTATCTGGGATCAGCTAGAAGTTTGTTTCCTTGGACAGCATTAGACAGCACTAAGTTTTTAGGCGTTGGAACCAACATAAAATTTTATGTGGTGGAAGGAGATGCTTTTAATGACATTACTCCAATCAGGAGTACCACTACTGGAACAGCAACCTTTTCCGTGGGAGATGGCTTTACTGTAGCTACCGTAACAGACAGCTCACATGGAGTTAACCCTGGAGATTTTGTTACATTTAGTAACGCCGCCTCTCTAGGAGGCAATGTTACGGCTGCGGTACTTAATCAAGAGTTTGAAGTACAAACTGTTCCAACTACCAGCACCTATACTATAAATATATCAGCTACGGGCAACTCCAGTGACTCAGGCAATGGCGGCGGAAGCACCGTTGCTGCATATCAAATAGATTGCGGACTAGATACTCAAGTTGGAGGCTCTGGTTGGGGATCTAGCACCTGGGGTCGTAGTACTTGGGGCTCGTCTTTCGGCCTAGGAGTTGCTACTGAGTTAGCTCTTTGGAACCAAGACAATTTTGGAGAAGATCTGTTGATTAATCTAAGAGACGGAGCGATATACTATTGGGACAGAAGTGGTGGAGTAGCTGCTAGAGCAGTAAACTTGGTTGATGTAGCTGGAGCTAATAATGCTCCTACCATTGCAAAACAAGTAATGGTTTCGGACAACTCAAGGCATGTAATAGCGTTTGGCACCAATACTATTGGAACTTCGGTCCAAGATCCTTTGCTCATACGGTTTTCTAGCTCAGAGTCTTTAACAGACTGGTCTCCGGTACCAACCAATTCGGCGGGAGATCTAAGAATAGGTAGCGGATCAACTTTTGTTACAGCGATAGAAACGAAACGAGAGATCGTAATCTTCACTGATAGTACGTTGCATTCCATGCAGTTCTTGGGCGCACCGTTCTCCTTTGGTATTCAACCTTTGTCCACAGGCATAACAATCATGGGACCTAACGCCGCCGTTGCAGTTGAGGACGCTGTATTCTGGATGGGGCAAGATTCTTTTTATCTCTACGAAGGTGGAACGAAACAGCTCCCTTGTATGGTCAAGGAGAAAGTATTCTTTGATTTTGACTATACTCAAAAGGATAAAGTGTTCGCAGCTCATAACGCAGAGTTTTCAGAAGTAACCTGGTTTTATTGTTCTGACACTAACTCTGTCGCTAATGGCGGCAATGGTCAGAATAATCTTTACGTTACTTATAACTATTCGGAGGCAGTTTGGTATTATGGTACGTTAGATAGAACCGCGTTCATAGACAGAGGTATTTTCCAATATCCTATCGGGGCGCAAGATGGGTATCTATACAACCATGAAGTTGGATATGATGCTGATGGTTCTGCAATGACTTCTTCCATTGAGGCTAGTCCCATAGATGTGGGAGAGGGGGATCGGCTTGTTTTTATCAATAGAATCATTCCTGATATAACTTTTCAAGGATCTACTGGAGGCACTCCGAGTGTCGATATGACACTAAGTATGCAAGACTACCCTGGTAGTCCATATGGACAGGCAGAGGCGGAGACTGTTACTTCTTCAGCTATATCCACGACCACTGTGCCTTTCGAACAATTTACAACCAAGACCGACATCCGGTTAAGGGGTAGAGCTTTTGCTTTTAAGGTGGACTCAACCGAACTAGGAGTTAGATGGAGGCTAGGAACTCCACGGATCCAACTGCGCCAAGATGGTAGAAGGTAATGGCAACAAACGTAACTCCTTTCCCTCGACTTCCCACACCAGTTGGGCAAATAGACGTAAGATACATGACGGATTTAATTCGAGCATTAGAATATTTTCTAGCTCAAATGCAGAACCCAGGTGGTCTAAGAGCAACAGTCCTAACTCTTACAAATCTTCAGTCTGATAATGACGTTGGTTTAGAGACTGGAGCGTTGTACGAGGTGAATGGATTTGTTAAAATAACTTTAGCAAATGTCTCTGCGTGTGCAGGATCGGTTGGAACAGGGGCAATAGGAACAGTAACAGTTGCTGTTTCATAATAAAACAGTTATGGTACGATAAATAAGAAAGGCATTCGCACATGGGACTTGGTGGCATAGTAGCAGCAATAAGTGGATTAGCATCTATAGCAGGCGCATTTTCAGGTGGAGCGGCGGCTGCGGCTGGTGGCGGTGGTCTTGGTAGCATCATCCAAGGAGCAATAGGCGGAGGATTTTCTGCATCTCCTTTTGGACAAGCTGCGAATGCTCTCGGTCTAGGTGGCGGTGGATTTATGGGCAACACTCAGAGCCCTAGATCAACAGGTCCGTCACAGTTTATGAACTCTTCTTATGCTGGTGAGGGCAATCCTATGGCATCAATAGGACAGGGGATCAAGGGAGCGGCAGGATTTTTAGACAGCAATCCTTTGATTACATCTATGGCTCTACAACTTTTAAAAAAAGATCCAGTGTCTACACCAGACAGTGTTAGAAACCAATTGATGTACGGGCATAACCCAGATATTGTTGGACGAATGGCTCCAGATATAAAGAGACGAATGGCACAAGGTGGAATAGTTCAAGCGTATAACATGGGCGGATATGTTGAAGGTCCTGGGACCGCGACTAGTGACTCAATACCCGCGCAGATATATCAGGGCGGACTGCCCGTAAGAGAAGCGGCCTTATCAGATGGTGAGTTTGTTGTGAACGCTAGAACTGTAAAGGCTTTGGGGGATGGCGACAGAGATGCTGGTGCAGCTAGACTGTATCGAATGCAACAAGAAATGGCAGAGGACGCATAATGGTTGATGAAACAGGTAGTAGACAGACTCAAAGTTATCTTCCAGATTACCAGGAACAATACTTAAAAGATCTGTTAGCAAACATATACGGCACAGATCCTGAGACAGGCGAAGTGACGGGCATTGCTTCTCGGTCCCCGCTTGAGGGCAAACTAGTTACTGATGATGACGGCAACCCAGTTTATGAATTGAACGCAGATGGATCTCAGAAGTTAGATTTTTCTGGCAACCCGATCCAAGAAACAATAGGCGGAGTTGCTAGACCAGACATCGCTCGGTTTACTGATGCACAGAAACAAGCCATTAAACTAGGGATGGAAGGCGTTGGAGCCTACCAACCTATGATGGACAAGGGTGCCGCTACCGTTGAAAAAGGGTTAGGTATTTTTGATGAAGGGGCTGCATATACCCGTAGAGGTGCTGACGCACTTTCTGGAACAATGAATGCAGACGGCACTGCAAAAAGTTTTGATCCTAATGCATATAAGGCATACATGGATCCGTATACCCAGGAGGTAATAGACACTACGTTTGCAGATATTAATAGACAAGCAGACATGGATCGAAACAGAGTTAGAGATGGTGCCATAGGTGCGGGAGCTTTCGGTGGATCTAGAGGTGCTCTACAACAATCAGAGTTGACAAGAAACACCGCAGATCAAATAGCACGAACCGGAGCTGGGTTAAGATCGCAAGGATATGGAGCCGCCCAACAACAAGCTCAATCTGTTTTTGAAAATCAAATGTCTCGAGGTGCGAATGCGGCTCAGATATTTAATCAACTTGGTCAAGGTATGGGCACACTTGGTGGAGATGTAAGAACAACAGGCATTCAACAAGCAGCACTAGGTGAAGCGGCTCAAGCGGCACAAACAAGAGATGTAAATTCTTTGTTTAATCTAGGGACTTTAGAGCAGAAACAAATGCAGAATGAGTACGACGTACAGCGAGCGGCTCAGATGGAAGAAGCATACGAACCATACCAGCGGTTTAACTATATGTCAGATATACTTAGGGGCGTTCCTTCGACACAAGGTTCTATCTCCACGAACACTGCGCCTAGTGGAGGGTTCCTCTCAAATATCTTTGGTATGACCAATGCTATCCAAGGAAACCAACAGGCCACAGGCCAAGGAATACTATCAGGTTTAATTAATCCAAGCGGAGCGTAACATGAGTATAAATAATAAAGGTCTTTTCAAAAACGATGACGCTCGAAGAATGCTTCGTAACATGGGAGGGGTTAAGAGACCTACTGGTATTCTTGCATCCTCAAAAGCATTGATGGACGCAGTGGCTATGCCTAGAAAACAAACGGGACAAGGTCAGATCAATCCTCGTGCTTTGGCGGGACAGTTTGGTACTACGGTTAACAGCCCAACTACTATGAATAGAAACGCTATGTCTGCGCCGATGGGTCAACCACAACCACAACCACAAATGGCAATGGCTCAAGGACCAGTAGCCGGGATGCCTAGTGTACAAACAGAGTACAACATGGGCGGACCTGTGCAAGGGTATTCCCCTGGGGGTGTTATTAAAGCAGGAGTAGACGCTCTTAGCGCAGGAGTAGACGATATTATTAATATCGCGCAACCAGCGAAGGGTATGTCAGCACCTCAACAAACCTATGCTAATTACAAAAAGCTAGGTATTATGACTCTTGGAGGGGGTGCGGCGGGTACAGCGGCTATTAATGTTGGCAATCCTTTTTCTACAAAAGAGTTTGGAGAAGAGGCCGAGGGTTTGAACAGAGAACTTCAAGATGCCGCAGATATAGCGGCAAAAGCTGGAGACACAGAGGCTGGAGCTAGAGAATTAATTCTTCAGCTTGGCGGTAACCCAGAAGGAAATGTTAAGGATGAGTTAAACAAAATATATAATGGTGTTAGTGGCAAGAAGATTCCACCGTCTCAAAAAGATAGGATAGATGGATCTATCCAAGCTATTGTTGGCGCAACTACTATGGCGGCTAGAGGCAATGACATGCAGAGGATTGCCGCTGGGTTAAAAGCTGGAGCACAACAAAGATTAGCAATGGAAAAAGCTGCGGCTGGAGCTAAACCTTCCGAGTACACAAGACAGAGAGCCTATGACAGAATACTAGAAGAGCTTGTCAAAGGAGCACTACAAGAAGATTCAGAATTTTTACAGACTCCCGCAAATTTAGAGGCACTTAAACAACAGGCTGCTTCTTTAGCCGGTGCCGTTCAACCAGGAGGTGGGTCCTCGGCTCCTGCTCCATCTGCAACAAGAACGCCAAATGCTAGTCACATCGCCGCATTAAAAAAAGACCCTAGTCAAGCCGCTGTCTTTGATGAGTACTTTGGTTCTGGAGCAGCTAATAAAATTTTAGGATAACATAATGGCTGAAAACTTTTTTGCTCAGTTCGACGAGGAGCCCCCAAAAAAACAAAACTTTTTTGCTCAGTTCGACGAGGAACAATCCTCTCCACCTGGACCTGAAGAAAGCGAAGGCGTTTTTAAAGAGTTTGGCGAAGGCGTTATCTCTGGCTTAACTAAAATCCCACAAGGCATCTTGGAACTCGGAGCTACTG